GTGTTGGTGTGGGGGTCATGAAAAAAACGAAGGCCATCAGGGGCCGTTTGAGGGCTTCTGGTCACAGGTCGAGGGTTTGTTGGCCGTAGCCTCGTGTGCGTTCGATGTAGCCGGCTGCTCGGCGTAGGACGGTCGGGTCGTCGTTGAGCATGCCGAGGCCGACGTTGCAGTTGCGGTGAAGCAGGCCGGTGACGGCTGCGGCGAGCGTGTGCACGTCGTGCATGGCTTCGGCGCTGTGCGGGTGATCCAGGTGCGGCGAGTCTTCGAGGTCGAGCGGCTTATCACATACGGGGCACAGGCCGTGCTGCTCTTCGTACAATCTCCTCATCAGTCTCGGCCGGTACTCGCTTTTGTTGAGCGCAACGTGCAAGTTGTTGCAATGTCGGCACAGTGGGCGGAAGCCGTCGACGTACAGCTTGCTGCCGTAGTAGGCGTTTGGCGGTTTGTTGAGTCCGCAGGTGTTGCAGACTTTCCAGCCGACGGTGACGGCCGGCGTGCAGTTGCCGAGGTCGAGGTGCTGCTGGTTCATTGCATGCGTGCGTTGCGGGTACGGATGCGGTTGCGCATGTCGTCCCGGTCGTAGCTTTCGGCCAGGTCGTACTGTCGGCACAGCCAGCGAAGCTCGGTCACGTTGAGCTCGTCGAGGGTGACGTTCATCGGCGTGCCTTTCGGTATTCGCGTCGGTATGCGGTTTCGGCATGTCGACAGTCGTCACAGCGGCAGCCTTTGCGGTAGCGGCTGCGGGTGCCGTGCTGCGGGGTGCAGCCGGCCGCCTCGAGGCGTTGCCGGTACTCGGCAATGTCGGCCTGGCGGTTGCGGTCGGCGTGCTTGCGGCACCAGCCGAGCGAGTACAGCGTCAAGCCGCAGCCGTCCTCGTTGCATGTCATCGGATGCTCCAGTCTGCTAGCGCCCCGTACTTCCTTGAGGGTGGGCGCGAGCGATCAAGACCACGGTGCAGATTTTGCGCCGCTTTTGGTCTTTGTGATCGGTACTTCCCATCGGGCAGTTGCTCGCTCACAAGCCGCCGGGCATTACTTCGGCGGGCCCCGTCATGTGCTCGTCGATCCTTGTCGCTTCGGCAGGTGCGGGGACACTGTGACACCTGCGGCCGACGAGCTCGGTTTGCAACGTATTTCGCTTTCCGCCCCGTTGCGGGCATCGGCCTCGATGGGCCGACCAGCCTGTCACGTCGCTGATGCGCAGTCATTCGGTCGGCTGACTGTCGCCGTGCATCTGTTACGATGCTCTCGGTTGTTCTAAGCGACCGGCACGCTAACCGCACGATCACCAGCGTGTCAACGATCGGGCCGCCGGCGTCTGACTCCTTCCGTCGGCGGCCTGGTCGTTAATCACTCTCGATAGCTTCCTGCAGCTGTGCGACACGGTCGGGATCAGCTCGGCGGATGCCGTGCAGAATTGTCGTATGGTCACGGTCGAGCTCGGCACCAATGTCGGCCAATGTCAGGCCCAGGTCGTACAGCACAGCCATCACGGGCTGGCGTGCGGCGACCACGGCGGCTTTGCGGGACGGTGACAGCATGAGCTTCATCGGGATGTTCCACAGTTCGCACGCTGTTTTGACGACGTGCGGCACCGGGTCGTCGTAGACCGGTTCGCTGATGTAGTGCCCGCACTTTGTGCACCATTCGAGGGTCATCGGCCTGCCTGCTTTCGGACTTCTTCCCAGTCGGTGACGTACCTGAGCCGCTGCGCTGACCGGTCGAGGGTGATGTGGTCTCGGCTCGGTTCGAGGTCGAACAGCGGGCCGAACTCCTCGATGGCCTGGCGTTCTCGCCACGGTTCGCCGTGCTCAACCTGCCATTTGACGTACAGCCAGCCCCAGAACAACGTCAGCACGACGAGGCCGGCTAGGACGACGAAGAACACGCCGCCGCTACTCATCGCCACGGTGCTTCACGATGCGCCGGCGGTCGCTGCTGGCGGTGCGCATGTCGTCGCCGTGAACGTGCACGCCTCGGGCGGCGGCCATGCGTTCGGCGTGGCTGCGGGCCTTTGGCGGGTCGGTCAGTTCGGTCTTTGCTCGGTCGGTGCGTTCTTTGCGCAGCCGGGCCTCGCGGTCAGCGGCGAGCACTTCGGCGAACCCTTCCCACGTTGCTTCCCATGCGGGCTTGTATTCGGTCATTGCTTTCCCTTTTCATTTGGGTTTTGAAGGTAGGCGATCACCTGGTCGACGTGTTGCGGCCGGATGATTGCGCTTGAAACGGTATGAGTGCGACTGAGTGCGTCCATCCAAACGTGCTGTTCGGGTCGGACACGGCCAGTCTCGGATTTGAGCTCGAGGAACAGGACACGGCCGAATTGACCGTGCACGAGGACCAGGTCAGGGAAGCCGGGCACGTTGCGGCGGCTGTCGTTGTCGTGAAACACGAGCCAGCCGTGCATCTCGGCGGCGTCGGTCAGCAGTTGCTGCAGTTCAGCCTCAGTCACGACGTTCAGACACGAGCAGCCACAGCAGCCCGACAGCTTGCACAACGAGCGCAGCTGCCAGGATTCCCCAAACGGTCCACCAGCTCACGGTTTGGGTGCCTCGTTCGCCACGACAGCGTCGACAGCTTCTTTGATCGCTGCCGGCAGGTCGTGAAAGTGCACACGCTGCGTCAACTGCCACCAGGGCGTCTCGATCTCGAGTTCGTACACCATGAACTCGGCGTCGAAGTCACGAGCCGGCCAGACGTTGATGCCAAGCGTTTTCTTCATGCGAGCCCCCAAACGATCGCTTGCCGGCCTGCTCGTGTCGGTTGCCGGTCGCCGGTGTCGATGACACGGCCGTCGGCGGCGAGCTCGCTGCGGCGGGTACGGATACCGGACACCGACATCGGTTTGCGTTCGATCTCGGCGATGCGTTGGCACAGTTGCTCGTCGGTGAGCGGGCCGTGCACCTGGAGCGCCTCGAGGATCATGCGTTGCGTGTCGGTGACGGCGGTGCGGGTGATCGTGGCAGCTGCCTGATGCGACGTTGCCGGGTCGGTGTTGCGTGCCCTCGGTGTCGTGTTGCTGTAGATCACTTCGGGCCGGTACTGGTCGCACCAGGCGATGTGCCGGCCTTCGCCGCCGCAGTTGTGACAGATCATGCTTCGCTGCTTTCTCTGTCGAGGGCACGGTTGAGGACGTAGTGGTCCTCGCCCGCCCACAAATGGAGGCCCAAGCCGACACGCATGCAGCAGCGAGCTACGGCCGATGAGATCGCCATTTGAGTGTTGAGGGCGTCATTGCTGCCAGGTCGCTCGCAGTCGCCGGCTTCTTGAATGACGATGTTGTCACGGCCGTCGATGGTGAACGTCATCTCGAGGATGACGCCGTGCACTTGGCCGTCAGCGTTGCGGATGATTTCGACAACACGCTGCGGCGTGGGGCCAAGGTGGTACAGCAGCCGCTGCTGAACCTCGGAATGCGAAACGTAGCGCGCTCCGAAGCCGCCGGGCTTGGTTTGGATTTGATGATCCTTGAATGGGGCCGCCAATGCGGCCAGGTCTGGCCGATCGGTCATGAGCAGCTCCCAAAGCAAGCTGCCGGGTCGAGGGCGACGTCGGCCAGCATGTACACGGCCAGGACGCCGGCGGCGATGAACCCGACGATGGTGAGGGCGTCAAGTAGGCGGCTCATGCTGCACCGTCCTTCGCCGGCACGTATGCCTCTTTCATCCACTCAGCAAGCTCGACGACGTCGTAGCGAACACAGCGATGCGAAACCTTGTAGTGCGGGATTCGTTTTTCTGACGTCCACTTTTCGATGGTGCGGGGTGCTACGTCGAGGAACTCGGCAGCGCCTACTTTGTCAACAAAGCTCATTTGTTTCTCCAGTCTGTGCCCGGTTGGGCAAGTGTTATCCCAACACAGTGTGGAGAACTTTGTCAAGCATCACACGATGCGCACGTCACCGACGGTGCCCTCGACGACGTCGACGGTGACGGAACCTGCCCGGCGTGCACCGGGGCCGGCTGTCTCGGCGTACTGCGGGCTGCCCGCATCCTCCGACGGGCATTGAACCCAGGTTCGAGGTCCGAGCCATTCGCACCGGAAGCTGTGGAAGTGGCCCGAGATCAGCAGGTCAGCGGCACCGATCGGGCGGTGATTGCCTGCCTGCTTGTCGTGCCATGCCTGAGCTCTACCCTGCCCGCCGACCTGGTGGCCGTGGAACAGTCCGACACGCAGCCCGTCGACCTCGACGCACACCGTCAGGTCATCGCCGGGCACGGCCCATGACACGCCGGCGTACTGCTCGAGGTCCATGCAAGCCCAGCGGCAGTCATCGATTGCAGCGACGTCGACATTGTCACCGACGATTGAGTCTCGTTTGCCGTGCCGGTTCTCGCCGTGATTGCCAGGCACAGCAGCGACTGTGACTGTTTCGACGAGGGTGCTGGCTTTGTCGATGATCGCCATAGCGGCCTCGCGCACCACGGCGCGTTGTTCTCGGTCGGTCATCTCGACGCTGTAAAGCTGCTGCGCGCCGTAATGATTCGGGCTGCATGACTCAACCAGGTCGCCGCCGAACGCCACGAGGATCTCGCCAGGCTTGCCGGCTTGCCGCCACGACTGCTCGAAGCGGGCTGGGAGCTGGCCGAGGCTGTCCAAAACAACCTGAATCGTGCCAGCTTTGCCGACCTGCCAGTCCGACGTGGCCCATACCTGCCCGCCAGGAGCCGCTGACAGCCGCTGTGAGCGTTTGCGGCGTCGTAACGTCGCGATCAGGTCGTCGAGATCACCAAACGCCTTAGAACGGCGCACAGCAGTGATGCGGTAGTACCAGCACCACTCGCCGCTGCCGGCTTTCTGTTGCCACTTGCGCACCTGGAGGCTGCCGGGCTTGATTGCCCACTCGGCAGCGTCGAGCCGCATTTCGGCGAGGATGGTGGCCTCGTCGGGATCGATTGCTTCGGTGGTGGCGAGGCCGGTGAACTCTGCGACGCCTGTCTCGTGGTTGATGAGGTGGCCGGGTTCCCAGCCGGGCGGCGGCCGGTCTGGGCCGTTACGGTGCGCCGTGAGCCGGGTGAAGTCTTCAGCTGCGGAGGACATGTTCACGCCACCGAACGACCGACGAGTAGCCCATGTCGATGCCGACGGCTTCCAGGCTGCGTTGGATCAGTGCAATGTTGGGGTGGTCGTCGTTGAGCGCTTCGAGGATGGCGGCGAGCAGCTCGGGGTCGTTGGCTTCGAGGTCGCGAGTGACAGCGTGGAAGTTGGGCCGCCTACTCGGCACCATTGTCTGTCGGAACTGGTCTGCCTTCGACACGGTGGTGGTCCTCCAGGTGGTGGTCGAGCCGGTGCGCTACCCGGTCGACTCGGTCCAACGTCAGTTTTGAGCGTTCATCGAGCCGGCCGAGCAGTTGCCGGCTTTCGCCGTGCTGTGCCGTGTTTTCGGCGCGCAGGTTGCGAAGCTGAAGCAACGAGGCGAGGGCGATGCCGCCAAGTGAGAACGCGCCGGTGATGAGAGCGACCCAAACCTGCATGTCGGCATGTTAGGCGATGACGTCGTACAGGTCAGGCACGACGTGCTCGGCAAAGTCGGCTCGGATGATCGGCCCGTCGAACGTGGCAAGCCAGTTTTCGGTGTTCGAGATCGGGCGGGCTTTGCCGTTCGAGCAGGCCCATACTTTGCCGTTTGTGGTGGAAACAACGGTGTGCAGCATGTCTTTGTGGTCCTCGAGGTCGGTGATCGTGTTTGTTTGTTGAAGGCCGGCGAGAGCTTCGGCCGGGCATTCGGTGTACGAGAGTGCGCCGTGAGCGACGACGCTGCGCCAATGGCCCAAATGGTTTTCGTTTGAGAGCTGGCGGGTGAGCCAGTTGAACGAGCGGCGCTGCGCTGGCGTGACAGCGTCACGGCCTTCACGGTAGTCGCCGATCAGCGCGACGCTGAGCGTGTTGCCGTTCGACAGTTTCACGTCGGGCCGGGTGGCTCGGTTGGCTGCGTTGCGGAACTTGACGCCGCGACCTTCAAGGATGGTGCCGTCAGGGTGCAGCAGGTACGAGTACGGCAGCGACGAAAAGCGGGCAGTCCAGCGGCGGTCCCAGATCACGTTTTCGACACGCTGCGCGTCCTGGGCAGGGAACCTCGATGTGGCGGTGACGGTGTGGTGAACGACGACAGCCGCAGCGGGGCCGGGTTGGCGCACGCTGGTCGGCCACCAGCGGCCACGCTTCGACCACTCCTCGAACCGAACGAGCGGTGCGGGCGGGCGGCCGCCGAGCCGGGTCACCGTTCTGTTCTGGTCGGCGGTTCGAGCAGCAACGCAATCACGGCCGCTGAGAACGCTGTGACCGAGGCGACCTGTTCGGCTGACCAGTTCACGCCGAACGCTGTGATGAGCGCGACGGCAGCGACGATGACGGCCTGGAGCCGGCCAGGATGAGCTCGCAGCCGGTTCATCATGATGCGCCGCTGCCGCCGAACAGCTCGACGATGACGACGCCGTCAGCGCCGTCGCCGCCAGCTTTTGCTGATGCGCTTTCGTCACAAGCTGCGCCGCCGCCGCCGCCGCCGTATGAGTTGCCGTCAGAACCCGCAGCCGAACTGGAGGTGTAGCTGATCTGCGACGGCATGCTGAGAATGGTGCCGCCGCCTCGTGCAGTCATGACACGGCCGAGGCCGATGATGCCGACGCCTCGGTCGCCTTCCATGCCGGCGAGTTGAATGTCGCCAGCGGTGCCACTGCCCTCTGATCCTTCAGTGCCGTTTGCAAATGCTGGGGCCTCCGCAGTGCCGCCGCCGCCGCCACCGCCGCCAGTCGCAACGACGAGCGAGCCGAACGACGACGTGCCACCAGCGGAGCCGTTGTTGTCGCCAGCAGCCCCACCAGCGCCGCCGCTGCCTACCGTGACGGTTTCGCTGGTGCCGAGTGCTGACACGGTCAGCAGTGATTCGGCGTAGCCTGCACCGCCGCCACCGCCAGCGCACGAGATTTCGCCGGCTCCGGGTGCTTCACCGCCACCGCCGCCACCGCCACCGCCGACGACACGCACACGGGCGTACCGTGCCCACGGGTACGAAGCCTTGGTGAACGTGCCGCTTGACGTGAACACGATCAGCTCGCGCTCAAAGCCGCCGTTGAGGTTGGCTGCTGTGAGCGTTGTGCCGGCAACGAAAGTCATGCGATCATCCTAGTTTGTTCGTGTCGAGCACGCCGCGCTCCGTGTCATCAAGAATGAAGGCAAGGTACACAGATTGCGGGCGTAGCCGGAGCGTGACGGTCGTGTCGGCAGGTGTGGCGTCGATCGTGCGGCCGACGGTGACGACCTCGTCGGTGCGGGAACTGCCGCCAGTCGGCGTGTACGTCACGCTGGCCGTGTTCCACCAGCCGACCGTGACATCGAGCAGGCCACGCCACTTCGCCACGTCGGCGTTGCGGGATTGCACCATGCTGTCGCTGACCTGCAACGCCGCCGCTGTCATGTCGAACGTTTCGTCGTATGAGTACCGGTTGACCCACAGCTGCGCCGTTCTGAGCGCCTGGGCGTCGTCGACCGACGATGTTTCGTAGGTGCGGTTCCGGGTTCCGTAGCGTTCCTGCGAGGCGGTGTCGCTGTAGGTCTGTTCGGTGCCGCCGTTGAGCGCTGTGACGTTCGCAGCGTTCGTGATCAGGTCGACGTGGAAGTCACGGACCAGCGACCGGAAAGGCAGCTGCCCGGTCGGCATCGGGTCGTTCTCGGTGAACACGAACACGTCGCCGGTGGCGTACACGCCAGCCCGTGCCAGGCCGTCGACGGTAAAGCCGATCCACGCGTCGTTTGGGAAGTAGGTGCCGGCGTCGTCAAGGATGGTCGGGAACGCCACCGTTTGTTCGTTTGGCATGACGCTGTTGTTGATGACGTCGCCAAGGTTGTAGGTCGCCGAGGGCAGGTCATGCGGCACGTCAGCAGCGGTGTCGTTGAGCTCTTCCCAATAGGTGCGCATGTTTGACAGGCCGAGCGTCGGGACCTGGCAGCGACCGAACCCTGGGTTGGTCATGTGATACAGCTGATACGCCGTATTGGTGCCGACGAGCGAGAACGTCTGGGTTTCTTGCCGGCCGACGACCTGGAACACGTCGAGGGCGGTGAGAGTGACGGCGCTGTTGCCGTTGCCGTCATCCGTCATCGCAAAGTCAGTGATGACGCCGTGAAACACGGACACGCTGACGCTGTCGACGGTGGCCTCGAGGAACAGGCCCGAGGTGAGCCAGTCGACGTTGGCGTAGGTGCCTGAGCCACCGGGCGTGAGCTCGCCGTCGCTGTTGTCGAGGGTGACGGTGGCCCGGCCGGTGCCGAGCTGGCCGGGGTCGCATTGCTGGTCGATGCTGATGCCGAGGGTGCGTGAGGCGTGGTCGGTCAGCGACAGCGACGCGCCGCTGTACCGGCCGACGTTCACGGCCCACGTAGTGATCTGTGCCATCAGTACCGGGCCGACCCGACCGGGACCGGGATCGCTCCACGCCGGCGCACGTAGTCTTGAAGGGCTCGCACAACGTCGTCGCCGTTACCGGTCGGCACGTTCACCGTGATGTTGAACGTGTCGCCGCCGCCGCCACCCATCATGCCAAGACGGTTGTTGTTCATGATCGTGCCCGAGCCGGACGGCACGAACAGTTCGGGGCCGGACTCGCCGACGATGTACGGGGCGCTGCCGATGCTGACCGGGCCGCCGGCTGCACGGCCGAAGATGAAGTCGGCAGCTGCGCCGAAGATACCGCCGCCAGGCAGCAGCGAGCTCACAGCGTCGATCAGTGCGCCAGGCGCTGCCTCGATGCCTCGCACGATGGCCTCGACCAGGTCCTCGCCGAGGTTGCGTGCGGTTCTGCCGATAAAGCTGCCCAGGTCCCACAGCAGGCCGCCCATAGCGATGAGCACGTCAGGAGCGACGTCAATGATCCAGTCGACGAGGGCATCGGCCCAGCTGCGAATGTTGCCAGCGAGCAGCGGCAGGCCGACTGAGACAATCCAGGTGCCGATCCGCACGAGCAGGTTGCCGAGCTCGCGCAGCAGCGGCGGGATCAGCGGGCCGACCCACTCAAGGAACGCACGCGCCCATTCGCCGAGCTTCGTGACAATCATGTTCAGGCCGGGACCAATGAACCATTCAGCGAACCGTGCGACGAGCTCACCGAGCGTGCGGATGAATGGCGGGATCAGCGGCCCGATCCAATCAATGAATGCTTGTGCCCATTCTTGAAGCTTGTCGATGATGACAGGCAGGGCGTCGTCGATGAACCAGCTGCCGAACCTGAGCAGCAGGTTGCCGAGGGCAGCGAGGAACGGCGGCCCGACCTGCCTGACCCAATCCACGAAGCCTCGTGCCCAGACGCCGAGCTGCATGCGGATCATCGGCCACGCGTCTTTGATGCGTTGCGACACGTTCGAGATGACACCGCCCAGGCCGTCCTTGTCGAACACTTCGATGAGCTCAACGACGATATCGGCGGCTTTGGCGAACAGCGGCAGCAGTTTGCGGGCGAGGCGTTCCTGAAGCTCGCCGAACGCTGCTTTGAGCCGGTTTTGGGCGGCGGTGAGTTTGTTGCCGCCGGCAGCGTAGGCCTCCTGCGCATCGGTCGACTTCTCGAGGATCAGCGCCTGCGTCGCCAGCGCCTTGTCCTGCTCGGTGATGGCGTCGCGGCCTTCTTGCTGTGCGATCGTCAGGGCACGCTGGTCGACCTCGGCCTGATTGATCGAGATGCCGAGCGACTTGAGCGAGTCACGTTCGCCCAGCAGCGCCTTCGACAGAATCTCGGCTGTCTCCTCGACAGACCGTTGCCCGCCGGACCATTCCGAAAGTGCACCGGCTAGGCCGATGATCTCGGTTGACATGTTGGCGGCTTCGTCGGCCGTGAACCCCATCGGCTTGAGCAGGTCGCCGGCGTTAGCAGCAAGCCCGGCCGCCTGGGTCGAGGTGAGGCCCATTCGGGCAGCGACCTCGTCGGCCCAGCCCGTAACAGTGTCCAGCGAGCTGCCGGAGAATACGGTGCCGATCTTCTGATCGAGGGCGGTCAGTTCCTCGCCGACGTCAAACAGCTGTTTGCCGACAACGACGGCCAGGCCGCCGGCCGCAGCGCCCATGACACCAAAGCCTTTGACGACGTTTGCCGACACGGTGCCGACTTTGCTGCTAAACGCACCGAGCTTGTCGCTGGCTTCGCCGACAGCACGCTTGAACTTTTTAGCGTCTGCCAGAATGGCGACGTTGATGACGCTTGTGCCTGCTGCCATGTCGCAATCCTAGAACGTGCGCCGGATGATGGTCCGGACCTCGTCGTTGTAACGGTCGATCACTTCCTGGCGGCGATCGTCAAGCGCTTCGTACATGAACGGCTGCGGCTTGATGCCTCGCTCTGCCCAGCCAAAATGAATCGGGCCGGCGTAGGGCACGCCATGACGAAAGTTTTTCTGATTGTTGCCGGCTCGGATGCGGGCGGCCGTTTTGGTGCCGCTGCCTCGCACCGACCTGCGCAGCCGACCAGACCGCTCCGGCGTCTTTGTTTTGGCTGTGCCCGCAATGTCATCAGCGAGCCGTTTGTGCAGTTCTTTGAGGTCTGACAGATCATCGCCGGCTTGCCGCAGCTTGCGGCGTGTGTCTCGCATTCCTTCGACCTCGAATGCTGGCCGTGCCATTGTCAGCGCCTCCGTGCTGCTTTTTCTTGCGCCTGCTGACGCTCTTTGAGTATCGCCTGCAACGCACGAATGACGGCCGGGGAAGCGTTCTCAAGCTCGCTGATCGGTTGCCCGGTAGCGAGTGCCAACGACGCTATGCCGTAGGCGGTTCCCCTCCGGCTAAAGGGGTGTCGTTGTCGCTGTCGAACTCGATGTCGACAAGCGTGTCTCGGAACTTTTCCCAGGTCGGCACCACGAGCCCGGCGTGCCGGCGTGATTCCCACGCCAGCCACGCCACATGCTCGATTTTCGTTTGCTGCAACGCCTCGATGGCGCTTGGCAGGTTGAAGTACCGCTCCAGCTGGAGCAGCGTGCCCATCGTGGGTTTGCTTGTGACTGGCTCCGTCTCGTCGGCCAGTCGAGTTGAGATGGAGAGATCCAGCATGTCAGCTCGTGGTCACCGTGACTGCGCCGGACAGCGGCCAGGTCACCGAAACGGTGGCCAGGTCGGACACGCTGCCGTCGATGATGGGCAGCTCGGTGACGAGAGCCGAGGCAGAGTGCTTCGGGTTCGTCGCTGCGAGTGCTTCGCTGGTCGGCGTCATCTCGACGGTGGTCGTGGTGCCGAGCAGCGGGTACAGCGTGGCGTACACCGACGATGCACCGAAGTCCTGGTGGAACTCGATGCTGACGCTGCCGTCCTTGAGTCCACCGATGCGGGTGCGGTTGCTGTCCCCCATCGCCGTGGTCTCAAGCTCGTCTGCGTTCTCGGTCCAGGTGATGCTGGCAACGTGGTCGGTCAGGTCGACCGAGTTGACGGTCACCTGCACGTCATTCTGAAGAAAAACGGCCATCAGTCGGCCTCACTTTCTGGGTTGGCCTTTCGGCTGTTTTTCGGTTTCGCTTCGGCCAGATGGCCTGCCGCGATCAAAGCGGGCACGTTCGCGCCCTCGAGGTCGTCGTCGGTCACAGTGTCGCCGTGCTCATGGCCGACGAGCTTGTGTGACGTGACGGTGTAGCTGGTCATCGTGCGTAGACCTCCACAAGAAAACGGGCACCGATAAACTCGGTATCTGCAAAGGCTACCACGCCGTAATCGACGGCCTGGCGAACCTGGCACGTCGTCGCTGCGCCGCCGAGGGTCGGGTCGGCCTCGACAGCTGCCGGCACGCTGTTCGCGCCGCTGATGAGCTCGTCGAGGGCGTCCTGAGCAAACTCCTCGGTCATGGATTGGACGGCGCAGACCAGCTCGAAGTTGAACACGGTGAGCGAGCCGCCGCTGCCGATCATGCTGTCGTGGTAGGTGGCGACGGGCCGGCCAGGAACGACTACGGCCGCCGGCGCAACGATGCGGTTCGGGACGGTGGCGTGCACGGTCAGGAACGTCGGCACAGTTTCGAGCTGTGCAGCGAGGCCGTCACGAATGGCGGTGTAGTCGGCCATCAGGCAGTCGCCAGCCGCTTGTATTGCTGGAGCAGGGCGGCGACGTCGGGGTCCTGGCGGCTGATCCGGGCGATGCCGTAGTCAGCAAAGCCGGTCATGATGCCGAGCGGCGACGCTTTGCGCTGGTACAGGCGTGCGGCGAGGATGAGTGCGGCCTGCTGCACGGCATACGGTACGGCTGCGTCGTTCTGGTCGCCGTAGGCGGCTGTAACTTGCACGGCTGGCCGGCCGGATGCGTACCGGGGCCATTCGCTTGACACGTTGAGCAGCGACGTGAACGGCGGTTCGTTGAACGGCTGCACGACGTAGTCGTCGGTCACCGTGAGCGTCGTGTCGTAGGTGCCGTCGTTTGACGTGTCAATTTTGACGACGAGGCCGGTGAGGGTGTGGAACTGGTCGACGTAGAGCACATGCGGGTCGTCGGCCCGGTAAACACGAGCCTCGGTAACCGTCTCAAACGTCGTGTTGCAGTACCCGTCGACCAGGTCCTGCGCAGCGTTGATCGCTGCGGTTAGCGGCGTGTCTTCGGACGTGGTGCCGCTCGGAATGCCGAGGTAGTCCTTGAGCACGCTGAGCGACGTGTACGCCATCGTCAGGCCTTCTTGGCCTTCTTGGTGGCCTTCTTGACCGGAGCGGGCGCAGGAGCAGCAGCGGGAGCCTTGACGGGCTTCTCGACACGGCTCGGGGCCTGCTTCTTCCAGAGTGCATCGGACATGGCGAACTCCTCGAGGGTTGGGGTGTCGGCCGGGCCGGGACTGGTACCGGCCCGAC